AAAGAATGGTAATGGTAACAGCAACACATTATTCTGTTGTATCACCCACAATACATTTGGGTGCGTATATTACAACAAGGCATCCAGTTTTAAAAGGAAATAATGCCACAGCCTGGCTTTCAAGTTTATGTGACTGGTTATCACGTCATACACACCATGACCCATATATTACTACATCCAAACCAACCCAACAATCACAATTAGCAGGTTTACGAGCAAGATTGCCAACATTATTAAGTACCAGAGTATTTATAGATGGGTAAATATATATATGAAAGGAATAAAATGAAAAAAAGTGAATTAGTTGAAATTATAAGAAAATCCGTAAGGGCAGAACTTAAGTTGTGCATACCTGAAATTTTGAATGAAATTCTAAACAAAGAAGATCAACCAATAATAGATGATCCGATTGAAATTTCAAAGCAGGCATTGAAAAAAGAGAGTAAGCAGAAAACAATACGGCCTCAAAAAACATTTTCAAGAAATGCAATATTGAACAAAGTATTAAATGAGACTCAAGGTGGAATACCACACGAAGGACAAAGAGTAGATAGTGAACTTAATCAAAATCAAATTACAGACTTCAATGGAAATACTCATAAAGTTGATGACTTACCTGACCATGTTTCTAACGCACTCAATCGTGATTACTCTGAACTAATAAAAATTGTAAATAAAAAAGGAAATAAATAGTTGGCAAACGAAGTACCAGTTGGAATAGTTCTACCTTACACACGTGGTGAACAAGATGGGTTTTTCAAACAAACCTATTCACTACTAGAGCGAGCAAAAACAAATCTTATGTTTCTATTATTGACGGCAAAAGGTGAACGACCTATGATGCCAAACTACGGAAGTGACTTAAGAGCAATTATATTTGATCCAAATACACAAGACTTTTTAGACGAAATTATTGAAGATGCTATTAGAGAAGCATCTGAAATTTGGATGCCTGAGGTTGTTATAGAAAAAGTTTCAACTAGTCGTGATATAAACAAAGAACCATATAAAGCAAGTGTTTCGGTTGTTTTTTCAATAAATGTCATACCAGACTCAGAACAGGAAATAAATTTAAATATTGAGGTATAGTAATGCAAAATAACTATGTAAATTCACGTGATATAAATTATCTAAGTAAGGATTTTGATTCTTTTAAAAGTAATTTAGTAAATTATGTCAAAAATTATTTTCCTGGTACATACAAAGATTTTAGTGAAAATTCAACTGGCATGATGTTTATTGAATTAGCCAGTTATGTCGGTGATGTATTGTCGTATTACATAGATTATCAATTTAAAGAGGGTTTTATGCAATATGCAAGTGAACGAAAAAACGTGGTAGCACTTGCAAATTATCTAGGGTATAAGATAAAACCTGTTACATCGGCAACTACAATGTTAGACATTATGCACCTTGTACCATCCAAAATAGATGAATCTGGAAGGAATGTACCTGATTTCAAGTATGCTTTGAATATACAGGAAGGAATGCAAGTATTAGCAAATACTGATTCAAATATACAATTCAGAACAACAGATCCCGTAAATTTTGCTGAGAAAAATAAAGATAACCCAACTCACATCCAAGTATTTCAAAGAGATGCAAATGGACAACCCACATTTTATCTTTTAAAAAAGTCAGTAAAGGCTTCCGCAGGGCGACTGGTTACATATAATGTAAATGTTGGTGAACCAGAAGAGTTTTTTGAAATTGAATTGCCTGAAAAAAATGTAATTGAGATTTTATCATGTACAGATTCACTTGGTAACAAATGGTATGAAGTTCCTTACTTGTCACAAGATACAATATTGTTAGAAGAACCAAATTCAGAAAAATTTAATCCAGTTACAAGTCAGTACGCTGCAAATGTACCTTACATCCTAAGATATTTAAAAACATCAAAACGATTTACTACAATTGTAAACTCCGACAACACAACTACACTTGAGTTTGGTCAAGGAACTGACAGGCTTGATGATGAAATAATTGTTCCATCACTAAACAATGTTGGTATGTATTTAAACTCGGCTAAGGGATTTGATGTTCCTTACGATCCGTCTAATTTCTTAAAAAGTGACTCATACGGTTCAGCACCAGCAAATACAACTTTAACTATTGAGTATTTTGTGGGAGGTGGTTTGGCATCAAATGTAAAATCAAACACACTAACAAACATAGCAACTATAAAGTATAATGACACGGATCAATTTTTAGACGATAATGAGTCAACTATTTTAGAAAATATTAAAAATAGTGTTCAGGTAATAAATCCAGAACCAGCTTTGGGTGGTAGAGATGAAGAAACAATAGATGAAATAAGACTCAAGGGTTTAGCAACTTTTTCTTCACAAAATCGTGCTGTGACACGGGATGATTATGTAATTCGTGCCTACTCAATGCCAACGAAGTTTGGAAGCATTGCCAAGGCTTTTGTTACTAAAGATGGTATTTTAGATGTTAAATCCCAACTTGATGTTTTAAAAATGACAAATGAAATTGACAACACAATAACACCCAATGGACTGAATACTGTGTATGGTGAAATCAACAATCCATTTGCAATTAATTTGTACATATTGAGTTATGATGAGTCCAAAAAACTAATAGAACCAAATGAGTTAGTATATAAGAATTTAAAAAACTATATGACTCAATTCAGAATGCTGACAGATGGTCTGAATATAACAAATGCATTTATTATTAATATTGGAATTGAATTTGAGATCTCAGTATTGGCAAACTATAACAAGAAAGATGTGTTGCGAAGTGCTATAAGTGTTATTCAAGACTATTTTGCAATCGAGAAGTGGCAAATATCACAACCAATTGAACTTGGAAGTGTTGAGTTAGAAGTATCAAAAGTGAGTGGGGTTAGATCAATATCTTCTTTCCAAATTAAAAATTTAACAATAAAAGATGGAAACTATTCAAGTAATGAATATGATATAGATGGTGCTACTATAAACAAGATATTATATCCTTCAATGGACCCATCCATCTTTGAAATAAAATATCCAAGTAGAGATATAATAGGGAGGGTAGTTTAATGAATTTTTTTATATATCCACAAAAAGATACAACTATATATAAAAAAAGAAAAATAAGATTTCTTAATTCCGGAAGTGATGAGGTAATTGAACTTACAAACATTTTCACAGAGGCAGAGGGACATGATGTTAGTAGAATTTTGATTCAATTTGATGTTAAAAATATAATCAATATTAAGAACGAACTTAAAGATGCAAAATATATTCTTAATTTAAAAGTTATGATGTCATCTGAGTTACTTGATAATGATATTATTACTTGTTATCCTGTTTCAAAGGAATGGGTAGAAGGTACAGGACGCTTTATACCATCATCAGATGCAAAAAAATATACACTTGGTGCTAATTGGAAATACACAGACGGTGAAACTAATATGTGGTCAGAAGGTTCTCATTATGACGCAACGGGTGGTGGTACTTGGTATGACACCGAAATATGTCTCGATGACTTGGAAAGTACACACGCAATTGACAATGAATTTAAATTCAATAAATCATTTTCAGATGTAAAACTTGATGTTACAGAAATAGTAAATTATTGGATTACGGAATCAATACCAAATTATGGATTTTTATTAAAGTTTAAAAATGAAGCAACAAATTCAAACTCGGGTAATGTTAAATTTTACTCGAGTGATACCAATACAATTTATACACCATTTCTTCAGATAAAGCAAAACGACTACGATTTTAATCCATGTAAAAAGGTAACGAAAAGAAAATTTTCATGTGTTGAACATCATACACCAACACCATGCCATGATTCTGGTACATTTTTTTCTGGATCACTTGATTCTGGATCATATTGTTCAGGTTCACATGAATCTGGTTCAATTATTGAGTCAGGTTCTTTAAATATATCAGAAGAAGATACGATAAAGTCAGTTGACTATAATGAAAAAAATGTAAAAACGGGTACTTTAGATGTCCAAGTAGATGATGTAACCAAAGTAGTATTTACAGAATGTTCGGAAAACTATGTAAATAATGGAGAAACTATAGAAACTGACTACGAAATCAATCTAGAAAGTGTTACCG